AAAAACACAGACAATGCAATCAATGAAGCTGTCAGAGCAGCAAAGAAAAAAGTCATCTTTCTCGTACCGCTTGGCAAGCGTCAAGATATCACCCATGTCCATGAATTCAAGAAGATTGACGACTTCAAAAAGCTGTTTAAAGACGACGGCTTTTCTTTCATCTATCTGAAAGACACAAACGCTGTGATTGCAGAGCTGAATAAAGAGAAATTACAGAAAGCAGCACTCACACCGATGGGAAGTTTTGATCCACCAAAGCCCACTATGAGCGGACTCACCGAAGCCTTCTCAGTTGAAGAAATCTGGAACTGGGCTAAGGATAGAGAATTGGTTGCTGAACCGAAGCTAAATGGTTTTAGGGTTGTGCTCTGTAAGCAAGGAGATAGAGTCAGAATACTCACAGAAGCGAAAAAGGACAGGTCAAAAAGCTTTCCTGAAATCGTTGAGCAATTGAAAAAAATAAAAGACGACTTCATTCTTGACAGCTCTATGGGTATAGAGAGAGGAGGGAAACCACTACCAAGAATTAAGCTGATGACGTTAATGTCAGAAAAGCCAGAGCTTGAAGAGAATGATGTAGTGATGTTTACGGCATTTGACCTGCCGTATCTTAATGAAGATTTACACAAGAAGCCATTCATTGAGAGAAGAAAGAAGCTTGAGTCTTTCTATAATCAGCATCTGAAAGGTTCTAAGAATTTTGATATAACAGAGTACAAGAGGGTAAACAACCGAGCAGAGTTAGAAGCTGCTTTTAAAAAATTCGCTAAATATCCGCAATCTGAAGGAATTGTCATCAAAGACGTCAACAGTACATGGTCAACTACTGGTAGAGAGTCTGGCTGGGCTAAACTCAAGATAGAAGCAGAGATTAAGGTCATAGTGCTGAAAGTACATAAAGTCAAGGACGGCTATAATTACCATTGTGGCGTGCTGAAGGGCGACTCAGATTTTAAGAATATTGTTAGAGTTGGTGACATGGAGATTGTAGAACTTGGTAAGACTTATAATACGAAGCTTAAAGCAAAGGTTGGTGATATCCTCACGGTTGCTGTTGAGGAAGTAATACCCGATGATGAACTCTCATGGCTTGGTGCTAGAGTGGTTGATATTGACCCAGAGAGAAAAGAGCCGTACTTTGCTAATCAGGTCATCACCATAGCAAGAAATGCGAATATATTACAAAAAGGAGAGTTTATCTGTGAATGTATAGAATGCGGTCATCTAGAAGAGACTGACACTCATTGCAAAGAGCTTAAATGTCCTAAATGCGGTGGCCAGATGCGTCGGAAAGAGAGACCCGGCCCCGGACAGCCAGCAGCTAAAGCAGATGATGAAGGCACAGTCGGTCAGTATGGCAACATTGATTTCAAGCTCGGTGACAAAGGCCGAGGCATTGCACAGGTTCACATCATGGGCTTGAAGGAAGAAGAGGCACAGAAGCTCAAGGCAAATGAAAGCAGGGTTCTGATGGCAAGAGCTGATATACGTACACTGCAGAGAGTTCTCAAATCACTTATCGGTGAACAGGGCGCTCATATAGACATAAGACTCCAGCGCTCTGGTGATAAGTACTGGGAAGGCGGAGAGATAATGATTGGTAATATCAGCGGCCTGACAAAGCTACTACAGAAAGGCAGGAAGCTGCGGTTCGGATGGAAGCAGGCAAGAGTAGAAGAGCCTAAGATATCAGTGATAAGGGGGCCGATGTCATGGTTTGAAGCAGGCTCAAGAAGTATTAAGCTTTTCAAGCCTGGTGAGGTTGGTGCAACTGCTAACATGTATGCTGCAATGATAAGAATAGATTCATTCAACTGGGAGCTGTACAAAGCTGATGAGCATGCAAAGAAGCTGCATATCACAGACTCTAGATTATTCAGCGGAAACTGGCTCTTTGCATTTGTACCCCTCGGCAATAAAGAGAGGGTCTGGATGATGAGCAAACTCAAAGATGACGACCATGAGAAAGAGCAGGAGAAAGAGTCTGTTGAAAAATCAATGATGTTCAGGATCTACAAGCTGAACAAGCGTAAGCACCTAGTCGGCGGCGTAGTCTATGAGCCAGATGCTGTAGACTCTCAAGGTGACTATACGGACGCAGAAGAAATTGAAAAAGCGATAGAGCGGTTCATGGAAAAATACTCAAAAGACCCAAAGAGAATACGGGTCAATCATAAAGGTCAGGCTTATTATTTTCCGATTATAGAGTGCTTTCAGCCGGAGACAGATATCAAGAAAGGCGGTAAGACTGTAAAAGCTGGCTCTTGGTGGCTCATGGTAAAAGTCACTGATAACAATATTTGGCAGCTTGTAGAGTCAGGCAAGCTGACAGGCTTTTCTATGGGTGGTAGAGCAAGTGAAGCAAAACAACCTTGACAAAGTAATTAATTGCTTTGTATATTAATATCAATGAGATTGAGAGATTGAAACTGATGAATAAGGAAACATTGACTTCGCTATGCTCAGTGTTCAAGTCTTTCAATGCTCATTACGTCTATGAATGCCTCGTTTGAGACAAAGCAAGAGGGGATTCAAGCTTAAACTTCAATAAGACGGGAGGTCTAAAAGACCATGCCACGTAAATTGGAAGACCTCGATGTGGCAGAAATTTCGCTTGTGGATAATGCTGCCAATCGAAAGAAATTTTTTATCATTAAGAGGAGACAACAAATGGATGAATTCATTAAACTTCTGAAATCTTTCATGGGTGAAGATGATGAAGAATTCAAACTCTCTGAAGAAGATATTGCAAAGGCCGGAAAGCTTGATGAGAAAGCTATCAAAGCTATTCAGGGCGCTTTGAATATCTTGAACAAGTACAAAGATGTATACCCAGCAGATGTGTTAAAAGCGATTAAAACGCTAACTAAATACGCATCATACGGCTACAGTTACCCTGCAGCTAAGTCAGAGAATATCATTGAAGAGCTCACAGATGTGGAGAAAGCTGGACGCAAGCTCTCTAAAGCTACAATAGAGCAGCTCAGAAAAGCTCTTGAAATCATAGAAAGCTTAATCAAAGAAAAAGAAGAAGATGTTACTAAAGGTGAGAAATTGCCGCCTGAGATAGTGAAAAAGTTAGAAAAACTTGAGCAGTTAGAGAAGGCTGAACAAGAGAGAATTGAGAAAGAAAAAGAGCAGAAAGAGAAAGAGAGAGAAGAGTTAATCAAGCAGCTGAAAGAGAGGGTAGAAAAATTAGAGAAAATGAAAGGCGTCAAAAAAAGCATTGACAGCCAGGAGGATGATGACAAAGACAAAGACAAAGGGGTAAAGTGGCCTTCACTCATTTCACAGGAGGATTAACAAATGAAAAGTACAAAAGATTTGCTTTCCCGCTTTAAAGTTGGGAAAAGCTTTAACCTTATCTCTATGCCGACTATTTCTTTGACTGAAGAAGAAGCTGATAGATTTCTTGACTATGTAGTTGATGAAAGCGTGATGAAAACCTATGCTCGGGTTGAAAAGATGACCACAGCACAGAAGAACATTAGAGCAATCGGCTTTGGCTCAGGACGATTTCTCTATCCTGCTGACAAGTTCAACGAGAGCAAGTACAAGAAGCAGTGGGCTCAGAACAAAATACAGCTCAGCACAAAGAAAGCCAGGGGTGCTATAGCTGTCTTTGATGATGACCTTGAGGACATCAGGGCTCTTGCTAATGAAGATGATTACCTCGACCACCTGATGAAAATTGTTGCAAAGAAAATTGCCAATGAACTTGAAGAAGCTTACTATATTGGCGACACTCATGGCCTCAATAACTTTGCAGCTGATGACATCCGCAGCATGTGGGATGGCTGGCGGTATATCATCAACCACAGCCAAGCTGGACAGCAGTACTATAACTCAGTCACCGGCGGTGCTTATATCAAAGATGCCTGTCTTTGTGAGAGCGGCGCTTCTTGTCCAAGCGGCAAAGCAGACCCTGATGCTGAGTTTAGTTTCCCTGGATTGATTGCAGAACAAGACCCTAATCCACCTTATAACTGGGAATTCAAGTATCACCGGATGCTGAAGAACATGCCGTCTAAATATAAAGCCAATAATGGACTTGCTAACATGGTGTTTATGAACTCTGATTTGGTAACGCAAGACTATATTGAGGCTCTGAGCCAAAGAGGAACAGCTTTAGGGGATGCGATTTTCACGGGTAAAGCACCGACTGCTTATGGTAGAGTTCCTATTGTAGATGTACCTCTCATGCCTACTAACCTCGGTCAAGACGGTGATGGCACTTACGGCTTGTTGGGCGGTGGTGAATATACTGATGTGCTACTCACTCCAAAGAATAATCTGATCATCGGTTTGCAGAGAGAAGTCAAAATTGAGACCCAAAGAGTGCCTGCTGATGAGGCTACCTATGTGTTCTATTCGCTCAGAAGTGATGTAACCATTGAGAACGTGAATGCTGTTGTGTTCTTGAGATGTCTTGAACACAGATGCTAAGAGATGAGAGCAAGAATCACTAACTACAGTTATAGGAACGTATTCCCGACTTGTCTCGGCAATCTTTTCATTCCAAGAGGCAAAGAGATAGAGCTTGATGATGTACAAGCAATTAAAGAGATGAAGCGATTTCCTCAAGTAGAAATTGAAGTCCTAGAGAAAGAAACGATGGTTCGCTACTCTGTCTACTCTATCAATGAACTGAGAAGTATTGCCGCAAGAGCGGGAATCAAGGGCTCTTTCTTCAAATCAAAGAAAGAGTTAATCAAATTATTGGAGGAAAAAGATGGAATTTCCACATGCTAACATTGATGATAATGCCAAAGAGCTCTTCATCAGAGACATATATTTTCTGAACTATCATATCAATCATGACAAGTGGGACTGGTTCAGAAGCTTCACCATTCAGGATGCTCACCGGTTAGAGTTAGATTTCTGCTGCTATGACTCAGACTGCTGGACTGTAACCACTACAGAAAGAGGCTCTGGTTCTGCTACCGAAACCTGCATTGATGCTGTCAATGGGGTATTGAGAGTCACTAATGCCGGCGATACAGATGACCAGGATGAGCTTGTTTATGGTTGCGAATGCTGGAAACTTGTTGATAATTATCCGCTCTATGCTGAGCTCAGATTCAAGCTCGAAGACCCAGACAATAGCTCCTTCTGGTTCGGGCTTGTTACCGGCGACCAGTTCTTCACAGCACCGAATGACTATGCCGTCTTTCATGTTGACGATGGTGGTGACGACTTATACTTCTCTACAGCACTGAACGGTGCTGCTACTGACGTTGATACCGCTATCGATTTAGAAGATGATACATGGTACAGAATCGGATTTCACTGGGATGGTCAGGGCACTATTCGCTGGTTTGTATTCAGAGATAGTGACCAGTACTGTATTGCTACCGGCTCTGTGACTACTCACATCTGTCAAGATGAAGAGATGAATGATTATCTGAAGTGCGTGCAGCAAAGAGTCATTGAATAGTTAAAGCAAATACATGGGGGAGAGAGCTGACATAGAAGATGCTCTCTCCTCTGCTATATCTTTTCAGTTAACAGAACCTACAGGAGCATTATATGGGTAATTATGTGGATGCTTCAGACATAAGCTCATGGCCATCGGGATGCGATACTGCATGCAAAGAGAAGACAATCAATTTCGCTGAGCAGCTCATAGAGAAAATTACCGGCACTCATTTCTATTCAAAAGATTTTGATATCGAAATAAACGGCAACAACAAAAACAGAATCTTTCCGCCACTTCATGCTAACATCCTCAGTGTATCAGCCGTCTATGTCTGCGGCTATGAGTTAGACCCGACTTGGTACGGCTTCGACGAGAGTTCAGTCTATCTTGATTTATGCAAGTCTGGCGTTGCTCTGTCAGAGTATTACTATGTTCTTTCTCAAGAAGCAGAAGAGGGGCTATTCCCGAGAGGCTATAATAATATCAGAATAGTCGGCACATTTGGCTACAGCGCAGTGCCAGAGCCGATAAAGAAAGCGGTTGGTTATTTGATTGATGCAGTCAATGAAGGCTCATTCGCAGCTGTTGGTTTATATGAAAGTGAAAAGATTGGTGATTATTCTTATAAAATCGGCATAGATGGCTATTCTAAGAAAGGCGTTTATACAGGTGTGCCAAAGGTTGACGTTATACTCAGAACATATATGAAACAAAAAAAACCAATTATTTTAACGCCATGATTTCAGCAGAGAGAGCAACGCTTTTCAGAAGCGATAAGTTCGTAAATCGCTGGCTGTATGAAGTGCTGCCAGACGGAGCATGGAAAAACAAGCCGTGTTTTATCGTCGGCGGCGGGCCGAGCTTAAAAGATTTCGACTGGCATCTTCTCAAAGGCAGAAGAACAATCGGCATCAATAGAGCGTTTGAGAAATTCGAACCGACGATAATGTTCTCAATGGATACACGTTATTTAAAATGGGTGCTGAACGACAAGTACAGCAGCTCAGTCAGAGACAGATTCCTTTCGTTGAAATCTTACAGAGTTTGGCTCTGTACATACACTGTGAAGCTTCCGGATTATAT